TCAACAAAGCCCCGTTGCGTCGCCAATGCCCAGATCCCATGACGTGTAAACCTCATACTGGGGATCCCACGGCACATTCCCTATTTGCCCGGCCTTCTCCAGACCAACCAAAATCGATGAGTAATAAGCGCCGGGTATTGCAGCGTTCCAGTCACACATGTATTCCTGATTGAACAGAGCTTGCCCCTCTTCCTCCCCGCGCTCTGCCTGCATCTCGCGCAACTCCTGAGCGAGTGTTTCCGGTGGGATGTGCAGCGTAATATCGGCGCTTAAATGATCACAAAACCAGTTGTCAGGATCCTTTAATCCCCCCTGGAACATTTTGTAGAAGTGGTTTTTCCCGCGTGGCGTGGAGACAAAAAAAGCCCAGCCGCCGTTATCAGCCAGTATCGGTCGCAAAAATGCCCACGCAGAGGGGTTACTTAGCGCCCATTCTGAGAACACAATCCCGACATGACCGGAACCAATTAGCGCGCCATAGTTGTCGCTGCCGACTGCCTGCCAGGTGGAACCGTTGATGAATTCGATCATCATCTCGTTATCGAGCGTTTTTCTTCTCAGTTCATGAGGAAAAGCCTCATCGATACGCAGACGCCCAGTTCTCGGGTTAACCGCCTTCCAGATAGCCTTTCTTACCTGGTTCGCCTGCGGCAGGCAGTGGGCATAGTTCCCGACACGCTCGAATGCCTTACATGCTGTCATGTGCAGGCTGAAATCGTCTTTCCCGTAACGGCGAGGCCAGCAAAGCGCCGCTCTTTTTTTTCCACCCTGAATTTCAGCCCATGCCCTTCGCTGATGTGGGCGTGGAGTCCAGTTGTTCGCCGGGAGAATAATTTCTGCCATTTATTCACTTCCTATTCACTCTACTGGATAAAATGCCGGGGTTTTTCTCATTCAATCGATTAACCAGGCAATTTAAACGCCTAGCTATTCTTTTTCGTTGAAGTGTTTTACCTTGACGGTCATTTCCAGATCACCCTCAACAGATTTTTTCTCCACCAGCCCAAGCTCGCGGGCAATGATGTTGGCGTTAAGCAGATCAGCGGCAGCGCCAGAAAATTTCTGCTCATAGATGAGGCTTTCCACTCGCGTAGTGATCGGGAGTAAATCTTTATTCTTCGCGTATGCTTCCCACGTCTTCCGGTCTATGTCGAGGAACAGAAACAAGCCGCTAAGCGTCATAGCACGCATTTTTGGGAGTCTGGCTTTAGTGATTTGTCCCTGAAAACTGAATGCTTTGGTTTCCCACAGAGGATGCTTTTCCACCCAGTCGAAATATTCACAGCAGGCATCCCACAGCTTTTCAGGATCAGAGAACTTTGGGTTTCTCCCGTGCTTGCTGCGTGCCAGCCAGAATTTATTGCCCTTTGGCGCTGCCATATCTCATTACTCCGTGTTACGACGGGTGTATTTCCGTTTCTGCTGAATTTCTTCGGGATCGCTTTTTGGCTCTTCAATTTTCTCATCGTGTGGTTTTTCTTCCGGGTAAAGCGACAGGAATGCATCCACGACAGATGTGACAATGTCTTTAGCTGCCTGCGTTCCGTCTGAACCGCCGGGCCAGCCGAAATTTTTAGCCAGAACAGCGCCAGCACTTTTAACGATCTCCACCTGAATACTGGTGTCTAACTCATGCAGTTTTTTCACTGTTATCTTCCTCTTCTGGGATGAGACCCATGGCGGCCATCAGGATTTTCAGTTCAGGGGCGTCACCGTTTTTTATTGCGCGTAAAATTACACGGTCAGAATCACCGTTCGCGTACGCAGCTGCGCCGTACATGGCTGTATTCAGGTGCGCTTTAAGAAAGCGGGCTTTCATCAGCTCCAGCAGCTTTTCTGCCTCTTCGTTTTCAATGGTGATCATTGTTCTTTCCTCATTGGCGGGGTATGAGCGCGATTACTACTTATTTCCATGCAGCGCGTAGCCGCCATCAGAAGCCTGTGCCATGTTGGCGCTCTTTAAGGGCGTACCCCATCAGCGGCCACAGTTCATTTTCTGCGTTTTCGATGGCTATCTGCTCACCAATTTCAGCGTTGTCGTTTTCTGAAGAGGCTGAGCATGAAGGCCTGCCAGTAACAGCAAAACCATTTTTCGTGGTCAGAACGGCCCAACGGAGTACCTGACCTGATACGGAAACGTGTTTAACGATCTCTGTATTGACGATGTTTTCTTTAAAATCATCCAGCGTAACGCGGGCCGCGGTTAAACCTTTGGATTTGATTTGCTGCTCGATATCTTTGTCGCTCATGGTGTTTACTCTTTTGGTGGTTGTCGTGCACTCCGCAGCAGCAGAGTGATCATGTAGTTTTTGCTGTGGCGCCGGCAGGAGTCGAAAAAGCTTTCACGTTTGCTCATAGGGATTTTGTTTCCGGAAAACTTCTCCGCCAGCTCTGCCGTTGGGAAATAAATGCGACGTGAATTTCGTCCTGTTTCGTTGTGGGCGCGGAATATAAGATTGTCTTTAAGCAGACTGTCCAAAATAAAAAATACAGTGCTGCGTGACATACCGAGCGAATACATCACTTCGGCAGAAGTTACCCCTTCCGAACAGGTGCGAATAAGCTCAAGCACCGCAATTTTTTTTCTGGTTAAACCCGACATAGGCGCAATACCTTCACTTCAGTCGTCACCTGATCGAGCAACTCCAGTTCGGTACCGTATTTGCCCTCCCATGTCTTTTGTCCGGCATGAATTGCCACGCCAAAACCGCCAGTGCGGTGATGTGCAGGGCAAAGAGGCAAGGTTCTTTTGTGATTTGCGCGCTGGCCAGCGCCCTGCCCGGTTCGGATGTGGTGAATTTCTGCCGGAGTGGAACCGAAACCGAGATTGCGACAGACAATGCAACCCAGTTCGGCTACGTCTGACAGCCAGTCTTTATCGTCTTTAGTCATGATGGTGACCTCAGGCCGCATAACTGAAAAGCTGAGAGGCTGCGTTTTCTGCGGCCTGCTGTGTCGGGAAGGTGCGGAACAGAATGAAGTTCCAGAGAACGTCGAGGACTGACTTATAAAGCTGGGAGAATTCAAGGTCGTCCATTTTGGCGAACGATATGGACTTTGGCTCTTTGCGGATGGTGCCATCAGGCATCTGATATTCGTTATAAAAACCAGCTTCGATGGTTACCCAAGCGCGAAACGCCTCGAATGATTTAACAGCGCTGATATTCCCGGCGCGCTTTTCGGCCTCTTCACGGAGATATTGATCCGCCAGTTCCTGCAATGTGTCGCCATGCCCGGCATAGTGGGCCACCAGCTGCACGTAACCACGGACCAGTTTTTTATCGGCTGGCGATATTGCGCCGCCGGAAGGATGCCAGTAATCAAATCCCAGATTCAGGAGGGCAAAAAATTTGCGGTGAAACGTCGGGTTTCTTACCTGCTTAAAATCAGAGTACAGGACTGCACCCAGGCGAATTTTCTTCACAAACTCGCGGGCGTCTGGAGATGCAGGGATTAATACATCGCCTGCTGATTTGATAAATGAATACTGCGCCATTGGGTTCCCCTCTAGCGCAGCAATTGTTCAGAATTACATTGTGTTGGGTGTTCAGGCCAACGGAGTAATTATAGCATAGTACCGTCTGGTTTGATAATGGTGTAACCAGTCAATTTGGCTAACTCAAACAACGCGTTAAGTGTTGCCACATGCTCATCATAGTGGACTATTCTGATCTTCTTGATCTTCCCATTTTCACACGTTACCAGTACATCGCCATCGTCGGGGAGAAGGTCTCCTGCGTCTTTCTTATCAACCACTACCTCTCCCTCAACAAAGTACTGTATAAAATTACAGTATTTATACTACCAACTGACAGTGAGCGCAATTACTTAAGAGCACAAATAGTTAAAAATCAACAATAAAATCATAAATATCTGATTGATTAAACAAGAAAATGACTTGATGTCGTTTCGTCTTTTCTGATGTAGTTGATCGTCATGTTAAAAGCTAAATTTCTGATATATACAGATTATCAACGTGCATGTTGGTAATCGTCATTGATCAAGCTTGTTTCCCGCAGTATCCTATGTTATGGGTCTTGAATCGGCGCGATAGCTACTAAATGCCTAATGAAACGAAAGATGCGGTGTTAATATTCTTATAAATATTATACCAAGGAAATCTCCGTATTATTTATCATGTGCTATGACAACTTTATGGATTTATTATTTAAATTAAAAACCACTTTAACATAAAGAGTATTTCTCCATGACTAATTTTACATCTAGAAAAATTGTTTTCTTTCGCAAGAATTACACACCTATTTTCTCACATACTGTATTAAACAGTTCAAAAAAATATTTATGGAAAAGTAAAATAAGAAAATGTCGTTTTTGCGATAAGACTGAAGCAGAAACCACCTTTAAATCTATATCTCACTCGATCTCTAATTTTTTAGGAAACAATGAACTTATATCCTTCGATGAATGTGATAAATGCAATAATTTTTTCTCCATTAATTATGAGAAAGATTTAGACAATTTAACAAAAGTATATAGGACAATAGGCTTTATAAAAGGAAAAAAGAAACTCCCATCTTATAAGACAAAAAATAAAGATATAAGATTCGAACACAATGAAAATGGATTAAACATAACTTCTAAAGTTAACTCTTCAGCACGGACGTTCTCGTTTAACAAAAAGGAAGTTGCTTTTACTCTTGATTATGGTTCGTTTATCCCGACGAATGCCTACAGAGCATTATTAAAAATGGCCTTATCAATAACACCTCCAGATGAATTATCATTCCTAAGTGATATAAAAAGATGGCTAATGGAACCATCTGGATTTCGTTTCAATCTGAACCCGCAATGCATAATAACAACACTACTCCCTGGTAATATCATCGCAACAAAACCACACTTAATACTATTAAAGAAAACAAGCAACTTCAAAAGATTACCGACATATATATTTCAAATAAGATTCGGTCATGTCGCCATGCAGATTTTCATGCCAACAAATAAAGACCTAAAAGAAAGACACAGTTTTTACCCATTAAGATTACCAACTTTAGATGAAAAGAACATACCATTTAAGATGGTATCCATTGAAAAAGAAAATTACGCCAGCTCAGAAGTAGTTAGAGATAAAAAAACACAAGTAAGCTTTATCTTTGATGAAGTCACCATCGAAAAGATATAAAGCCATTATGTAATTTGAGAGAGTGCAAGTACATTACTTGCACTCTTTATTACTAACTTACCAGTAAATTAATTTTAAATTTTATCAAAAAAAACAAATCTAACCTTTGATAGTGACTTCTGTGAAATCAAATGACCGCTTATCAATTCGACTAACATTCCCAGTCTCCACTCCCTATCCTCAAGCGTTGCAGTTCCTACGCTTGCGTTAAAATCTGTCGTCTATGCCCCGATAAACTCTGCAATGCCCGGCAGTAAAACCACCGCTGGCGATTCACACTGATTTCCCCACACATCGAAACCATGAGACGACTGGCGGGCGAATAACTCAATGCGCCGGACATCGCCCAGCAGCTGCACCAGCTTTTCGCGCACGATATCCGGTTTGCGCGAATGCTCCAGACGCGGGGCCGTGAATGACTGAACGATCCCGGCATCCATCCGGGCGGGTAATTTTCCCTGCACAGCGAAAAGGCAATCCTCGCTGTTCGCCCTGGTCAAATGGCCCATTCCAAGGGCCAGTTTGTCGGTCTGCCGGCTGTAGCATTTGTTCCAAGTAAACCCTTTCATGGTCATCAGGCGGAATCCCCACGCCTCGACTACTCGCAACGCCTCCAGCGGCTGAGTTGGTACCCACCACATAGCCAGCAGGCAGTTTTCAGCGGCCAGCTCCCAGACCGGGAGACGGCAGATATCGAGCACAGTCATTGTCTGGTATTTATGCCCGGCGCCACGTTCTCCATCTTTGGCTTTGTCGCGGTAGGTCCAGGGCGGATCTGCATAAATCAGGGTGTATTTTTTGTTCATGCCGTCCACCACTCAATCAGTTTGCAGATCCCCCAGGTCACGACGATAACTGCGACCCAACCTGCAATGTCGATCACAGCTGCGAACCCGAGCAGGGCATGCTGGCTGTAACTTTCAGGTTCAACGTTCATTGCGCCTCCCCAAGCACCCAGCGCAGAGCCTCGGCATATTCGCCGCTGGCATCTTCGAGGGCTTTTGCAATTTCCTTGCGTGATTTGATACGCGGCTTTGCTTCACCGAGTATCTGACGTTGCCGACGGGCTTTTTCGTGGCCTTTGGTACCAGCTGTCGCCAGCTCGATTTCTGCCACTTTTGTCCGCTGTTCTTCAGGTGGGAGCGCACCAAGCTGACGCGCCTGGGTAACGGTAACTGTGCCAGACTCTACTGCTTCCCGGACGGCTTGAGTGGCATCGAGGAGGGAGAGCGTTGCACGAACGGTCTGAACGCTGCAGCCAAACAACACTGCAATGTCGTCCTCATCGAGCCCGCGGTCGAGCGCGTCTGACATTTTTTTAGCCCGGCCAAGCGGTGTATCGGGTCGCCGAATTTCGTTTTCGCTGACCATGTATTTAGCCATCTGATTTGCGGTTCCGCGCTTAACGACTCCGGGAACAAGCAGTGGCTCTTTGCCTTCTTTCAGACGGAGTTTATTTGCCTCAAGGGTATGTTTAACGCGCTGACGGCCTGCAACTACGCAGGTGAGCCCTGTTTCAGGGTCTTTCCAGACAATGATCGGCTCCAGTACCCCCAACTCCGCAATGTTCAGTACCATCCCTTCGTCGATCGGCAGGCTGATACGTTCATCGTAGAGAAGATGGTTTTTGTCGGTAACAAGATGCAGCTTTTCCGGTTCGAACATCAGGACGTTTGTTTTGCCACTGGCACCATACGCGTCGATTGAGTTTTTAGCCATTTTTTTGAACTCCCATCAAACCGATATTTAGAAACTGTTTCATGCTCTCTTCTCCCGCCAAAAATTTAATCTCGCTTTGAAAAATTCCCGGTAGCTCTCCGGCGTCGCTGCAATCGACTCTACGATGTACTGCCGAGTAACTTTCTTCTCGAACAGCTGACGTATGAGTGCCGCGGCCCGCATGTCGTAGTGCTCTTTGATTTGGCACTCCTGCGGCCATTTGGCGCGATTGAGCGGTAAGCCGGGCGGCAGATAATCTGATTGCCCGGCCATGCCTCATGCCCTCGTTTTGTCAGAGTTGGCGTAATAGCGGGGATCCACACTGGTCAGTGTGAAATGCGGCACAGGCATGTCGTCATGCCGAATAATTCCGACGTGATTCGATGCGAGCATCGTTGAGATACGTTTTTGCAGATCACGTAAGGTGATCTCAGCATCGGGATGATGTTTTTTGATGGCTGAAAGAATGTTCTGATACGACAGTGTTTTACCCTTCATCAGCGCAACCAACTGCTGGGCGGAAACTTCATCGGTGGTGCTATTCAGAGGTTTAATACTCTCCAGTAGCAGGCGATGCCGGCCAATACTGCCGACGCGCTGGCCTGTTTTTTTATCGAAATGCTCATTAGGACCAGCAGACCAGACGGTAGCACCCTCGCTGAGTCTCACTGTTTTTTCACCCTTGTAATAAATCACGGTACCAGTATGTGTTTTACGGCGGCGGCCGGGTGCCGTGGGCGCAGCAGTTTCTCGTTTTACCAGCTTTTTCGGGGTGATCCCCGGAACGGGTTCTGGTCGTGGAGCTGCGACGAACACAGAACGGCTACGCGCGCGGGCGCCGGCATTCATGCGCCACAGAATCACAGGGATCCAGTTACATCCATCATCTGGATTTACTGGTTTTGGGTAATTTAAATTCGTGGTCATAGGTCTTTCCTCGGTTATATTGCGCTGGTCAGGCGCAGTTAAAATGCATCGGTGTTGTACTTCTCTGAATATTTACGCGGTTGTTTTCGTGGTTTTGCTGCCTCCAGTTGAATGCGGGTTTTCTCTTTGCCGACATGCTGATCAACGTGCAGGAAGTGGCCGTTTTTAAACTCCTGATAGATAACGGCACCAGCAGCACTGAATCGACTTTTCCCCAGGATAATTTCGGCGATCCCCGCAGCCGGGCTTTCAGGGTTGTAGACTTCATCGCGGTACAGGAACATGATGCTGTCGGCGTCCTGCTCGATAGAACCGGAGTCGCGGAGGTCTGACATAACAGGGCGACGCTGGGTCGCCGGACGGGAATCCACGGCGCGCGAAAGCTGGCTAAGCGCGAACGTTGGCGTATGCAGGCGCATAGCCATAGTTTTAAGGTTTCGGGAAATATGGGCGATCGCCAGGTCGTTACGCTCTGCCTTCGGTTTTTTAATCAGGCCAAGGTAATCAACAACGATCATCGCCAGATGCGGATAGCGGCGCTTATGTGTCTCTGCAACAGCCCGGATTTGCTCAATCGTCAGATCGGTAGCATCGACGATCCAGATATCGCGCCCGTTCATGGTTTCCATGGCCGCTGTAAAGCGTGCCCAGTCCTCGTCCTGCATATCGAGGGGATTACGCAGGCGTGACACTGACATGTTGCCAGACCCCGCCAGAGAGCGTTCTACGATTTGCGCAGCGGCCATTTCCATGCTGAATATCAACGCGCCACCGCCTGCAGCGGTAACACCATCGACAATCTTCAGCGCAAATTCTGTTTTTCCCATACCCGGACGCCCGGCGACGACAATCAAATCCTGCAGGTTGATTCCACCGGTCGCATCGTCAAGTTCCTCGATCCCGGTTTTCAGGTTTCGGGTGCCCTCTTCACCGTCCATGCGTTTCTGCATGGTTTCCATGTACACAGGCAGTAATTCGCTCATGTGTACCGGCTGCACGTCGCCAGTGTCGCCGGTCATGTCCAGCAGCTGCGCCACGGCAGTTTCGACAACCTGATCGCGCTGTTCCTGGTTGTTTGCCTGCCGGATACCATCAGCGCCCTGCTGCAGTAATTCGGCCATACGGCGGCTGCGCCACGCCTTAACCATTTTTCCGGCGTAACCCTTCAGGTTCGGTACCGTGGCAGGCATGCGCGTAATCTCTGATAAATCTGCCAGGCTACTACCGCCCAGCGCTTCGCTGACAAAAAGCATGTCGATCAGGCCGTTCGCCAGCGCCTGTTTTTTAATTTCGGAGAACGCGCGACGATGAAACCCTATGCTGAAAGATTCTTCAGGCGTAGAGGCAATCACGTCGAATGCATCCGGGCTGGCACCGCCGTTTAACAGGCCAGCTAGCACACAAGCTTCCAGTTCCTGCGGAGTCATAACGAACCTTCCCGGGTCTTACGTAACGTTTCTGGTTTCATCAGGTAGTCAAAGCTAGCTCGCCATCCGCCATCTGTACCGAAATAAAAATCAGGAGCATCAGCGCGGAATTTTTCGAAGTACCCCAGGAATGCACCGGTAGTTTTATTTTTCATGTGAGCAGCCAGGCGGGTGATCATCCGGCGGCGGTCGGCATCCAGTTCAGCAGCAGGCAGAACGTCAGCGAAAATCTCGTTGTAGCCGTTCATGACGGCTTCCGGGTCAATCTTCGCCTCTAAAACAGCCCACGCCTCAGCGTCGGCAAGATAGCCATCAAAGCGGTTTATCCGGCAGATGTTCGCAGGCTTCGGCAGGCTATCGCCGCGACGGCGCCATGTGGCCAGCACCCAGCGGATAACCAACTGCAGTTCGTCCAGGGAGTACCCTTCCCGAGTGGTGGTAGGAGTCAGCATCATCACAAACGGCTTCAGGTCACGGCAGCGGGTACCGGTTTGCTGGTTGTAAAACTCCAGGGCTTTTTGAGCATCAGAAAAAATATGCTCTTCGCTTTCCCCCGTTTGGGGGTTAGGGGGATCTTTAGGATCTATGACTGGTTCAAAAGAGTGACTGGTTCTGGTGCCGCCACACGGCATAGGGGCTATGCTTTCTGGCGGCACACCTATGCTTTCTGACGGCATAGGGGCTATGCTTTTTGGCGGCATAGGGTTATCGAGATTCATGCAATACAGATTCGATGCGTTACCCTTCCCGTTTTTTACCCCCGGGCGGTTTTCTTTAACCAGCAGGCCCATAGAAATTAATGCATTGATATGGTCACGAACTGCGCTTTTGCTGCATTCGCAGTGATCAGCAATATGCTTATAAGACGGCCAGCATTCGCCGGAATCATTGGCGTTATCCGCCAGTTTGATCAGCACTAGTTTTCGTATCGGGTTTCCGGTTTTGATGGCCATTGCTTTGGCCATAAGCGTCATACTCATAGTCAGATCCCCAGCGTATCGGCCAGCTGGCGGCAAGCTATTTCATATTCTTTCTGGGTCAGACCTAATTCCTGCAGTTCTGCTTTCCGCAGCTCGTAGCGTTCCCAGATCGTCAGCGCAGCAGCGCGACGCTCCTCGAAAATCGATTCGATATCTTCCATCGGGACTTGCACCCCATTCCGGCGAAACCCGTTCCGCCAGGTGATGCGATCTTGTGTTCTCATTGGTCTTTCCTCGGCACAGGTTAAACGCTGGTCAGGCGCTGTGTTTCTCTCATCGCTTGCAATGCCTTTGCAACTTGCTGCGGGCCGTCTCTGGCTTCGAGCAATAACGCGATAATGGCCGCCGCAAACTCGCGTATGGCGACACAGATCAAATACTGGGTTGACATGTCCAGCCGCGCGTAACGTTCCGCCGGCAGCGCTGCTTCCATCGCTTTGGCCAGGGCCATAGTTTTGGCTCTCGCAGCTTTGGTTTCGCCTCGCAGCCAGCGAAAAATCTGTTGCCGGTTGTTGTTAATTGCCCGCCAGTCGGCGTTTCCCGCTTCGTCTTCAATCTGGTACAGCTTCAGCGCGCCAGTGTTACCACCAAGACGAAACCACATACGGCTGATCTCGATGGCGACTACCTCCTGGCCGCTTTCTGCTGCCCAGTTGAAAATCTCTCGTTTCAGTTCCTCGATGTTTTCCACTTCGCGTCTCCTGTCGCTGAAAATTGATTAAGCGTAATCAGATTTAGATCACGCGGCTGGTTAAGCTGATTTGGCTGGCAGTTGATATACCTTCGGGTCATAGACGAGTTCGCCGCCAGTCATCAGAGACAAACGAGCTGCCTTACCTTCAGGAACTAAACGGCCCCACGCATAGACCGTAGGAGCCTTAACACCAGCAGCCTCTGCCAGCTTTCTCTTACTGCCGAAAAATTTGATTGCATCTGTTGTTAACATGAAACGCCCTCCTGTTAGATTTTTCTAACAAACTAGGTGTTCGAGATAACGAAGTCAAGGAAATTTAGAATTATCTAACTATGACAATGCCAGGTGAGCGCATCAGAGCGCGTAGAAAAGATCTCAAACTAACTCAGCGCGCTTTAGCGAAGCTGGTTAACGTCGCGCACGTCACTATTTCCCAGTGGGAAACCGGTGATAGTGAGCCTGGCGGGAAAAACCTATTCTCCTTAAGCAATGCTCTTCAATGCAGCCCTACGTGGATACTTTACGGAGATGAAGCAGCCACTCCAGGGGCCCCGGTAGACACCCCACAACCGTTAGATGAACGAGAAGCCGAGCTTTTAAAACTCTTTTCGTCACTCCCTGAGTCTGAAAAAGAACGGCATTTGAATGAACTTCGCGAAAAAGTAGACGGTTTTAATCGTTTATTTGAAGAGTTACTGCAAGCACGCAAACAAAAATAATCCCTTTCTAATCATATAGATGTGATTTTTTACGCCCATTTTGTTCGTTTTTTCTAATTTAATCATTGACCATTTTGTTAGATTTACCTAAATTACATCACATCAACGACGCACTAACCACGCGGCAGTTGTTCAGAAACAGTTCTGACAGCCCGGAAAGACGGGCGCGAATTCTTCGGGTCGCCGACAGTACGATGACATGCGGGAAAGACTGCAACCGGCGTATGGCACATGCGTCGAAGCGGTCCGGGGGTTGCCTTGTGCAATTTCGACCCAGCGGGTAGCCGGAATGTGCAAGCCAGGTGTCCAGGCACGACAGACGATTCACCATCGTGGCGATACGGTGTGACACCCGGGAAGAGTCCGGGATACAACATGAGAGCGCACTTAATTTTTATCAGTTATGGCGATGTTGTTAAATCAAAAGGCGGAGTGCGCTCCCAGTTGTACAGAATCACGTAGCCAGCGTGGTACCAGAGAATATTGCTGTGTGTAGTCTTGGCCCGGGCGCCCCGGGCATTTTTTTCACGCGGTAACGAGGAAAGACCAACGGGACTGACCACCCTGACAGCCGGGAAAGACCGGCAACCTTCAGGCGTAAAAAAGCCCACCGTAGTGGGCTGATTTACCCCAGCGGAGACCAATCCGCCAGGAATGCTACAGGGGACCAACCCTGCAGCGAGGAAAGACCAACGACAGAGCCGCTGATCGGCTCTGAGTATACATCACTAAGGAGCCGCTATGGAAGCGCTTACCATCCCCGTAACTATCTACGTTATGGCCACCACGACCCCATATTTACCAACTTCCTTTCACTCATTCACTTGTGACATGTCACAGCAGTATCCTGATCTGTATGTTCTCGTTACAACCAAAACGGTAGAGGTTGCCATACCTGCTTTAGAGCCTATCGACATTATCGGGATGCAGGTTAATGCCCTTCGCGCGAAGAAAGAGCAAATATCCACTGATACCAACAAGCAGTTAAGCATTATTGACGACCAGATCCAGCAGCTGCTGTGTATCGACCACTCTCCGATTGAAGAAAGTGACATACCTTTTTGAGGTTCCTATGACAAATAATCCATTCATCGAAAAAATAATCGATGCTGGCTTATCAGTATTTGAGCACGAAAATAATAGCGACTTTGGTTCAGGTACGATGCATATCACCATTATCAGCGGTGTTCGTCGTGTTGAGTTCTACCCTACCACCGGCACCGTTTACGCTAATGCTGAAAAGGGAAAATTCACTGCATTTAAGCAGAAAAAAGCCGGAATTAAAGTTGCCATCCGTCTAGCTAAATCCGGCGCCTGACCTGCGCCTGCAACCAAGAGGAAAGACCATGGATATTCGAAAATTGCTGGAAAGAATTCACGAAATTAAAGACCGCTTAGATCGCGCAAGCAGAATTATCAAAATTTGCTGTAACGAATGCCATTCTTCCGGGATTTTTGCTGATGGAAGAAATGGTGAGTGCTATCTCAAACTCGATTCATCGGAAATTAAAGAATTAGCAGAAAGCCAAAAAGTTCATCTTGAAAGCGAACTAAAACGTCTGGAAGAAGCAAAAGACACTGCAGAACGCGTGATCGCTGGACTGCTCCCTGAAATTAAACAAGACGCCTAACCAGCGAATTAGTAATGAAAGAGGAAAGACCAATGACCATCTACAACGGCTTATTTGAGCCCAAAAAATCGGCTATTAAGGACTGCGGCGCAGTGCAGCTGGCGATCGCCGTCGAAGCACCAAACAAAAAAGTCGCCGAAAGCATTATTACCGGCAAACTATGGGAATCTTACCCGGCGAACGGCGACAACTATTTCAAACCTAAGCTATGGGAACACGTTGAAGGCCAGCCACTGCCGGCAATCGGCCAGTTCGATGAACATTTCGCCCAGGAAAACACCTTTGACGGTGAAAAATGGGTGGCTAACAGCCAGGATGACAGCGCCACCGAGTTGCCGGCAGGCGATGAAGTTATCGATCTGATGACGGTATCCCCCAGGGAGCGTTTTGCCGCTGTATTACTCTTCAGCAAATTAGAGATAACCGGCCAGCTCTATTCGCAGGTTGTAGATTATCTTGATGATCTGGATAATCACGATGAAACCATGGAAGAGGATGACCGCTTTAACTTCAATGTACTTTGCGCCCTGCACAACAACGAGCCGGTTAAACATATGCATGTTGAAGGCCTGAATAATCTTATTCATGGCATTTTCTCCCATTTTGAAAACCAGACGCCGGGCAAAGCGGCTATTTCTCAATTTGTAAAACGCTGGCTGGAAAATCCCGGTAAACGTGAAGACATGGTACCAGTTGAAATCACATCAACAGACTCCGCCAACACTGAAACAAGCGTTAAAGTCACTCCAAAGCGAGGTTATAAACATACCTATGCAACACTGGATCAGGAGATCGCTGTCGCCCTACTCCCTATTTCTCCCGACGCGCCAGTATTATCAGGTAACCTTCGCGATGCTGAGAAAATCATTGCAGACGAGCGCGAAGATTTTAAACATTGGTCAATGGCGCTTCGCACCACGGAGCACATCCTCAAATATGACCGAGACAGTATTTTTGGCGTAGTGCAGAACGTACCGGCAAAAGATACCTACCATTTCCCTGACAGCCTACGCCGCCACATTGATTCATGGCTGGAGGCAAACGGCCGCTTTGAAGAAACCGAGACAGGATCCGTTAAACAACCAGAGGCAACGCAAAATACCGCCTCAAACGTGGTCGAAAAAGCGGAAGCACTACAGCCGGTGGTAACCGATACCCAGGCCAAACAGGCGCGTGAGACGCTCAACGATATGGGCTATGGCGTTTATGCGTCAGACAATTACAGCGCCAGCGAGCCAGAGGAAAAACTGAGCGTCAAAGCGCAAAGAATTGCTGATGATGTGGAGCAGTTGGTAGAGCACATAAACCAGAAAGAAACTATGCCTCGCGCTGAAGAAGTCGTGCGATTAGTCGATAATCCTGGCACCGAACAAGACAACCTGGCGCTGTGGAAACGCGTCTTCAAAACCGATGAGCGCTTTACCAAAGCATTCACGCAAAACGGCGGCGGCACCTCAATCAACGGCACGTATCTTACGATGCTGGCTACCCGTGAGTTCGGCCTGAAAGGCAGCGGCTGGGGCGTCGATATACTGGAAGAACGCTTTGACGATGGAGCGCCAATTACACGGACTGTAAAAGGAACTGACGGTAACAATACATGGGAACTGATCTCAGATGGTAATGGCGGTTTCCTCACTGAAAAACATCACGTAATGAAAATTCGCCTTTGGTATCTGGTAAACGATGTTCGCGGAGAAGAATACGCCTACGGCTGCACACCCTACATTTACGGCAGCAAATATGGCCCGATCTGCGATGGGGAAGCCGCTAAAAAATCCCTTACCGATGCCACTAAAAAGGCGTTATCCGGCCTCGGATTCAGCGGCGATATCTTTATGGGTCTCTATGACAATGCAGAATATCGCCAGAAAAACAAAGCAGAGTTTGACCTCAAGAATGCCAGCGAAACCGCCGAAGATGCTGCACGGTTGCGTCAGGAGTTCGACGACAAACTAACCCGCGTAGCCAATACTCTGGCACATGGCGTAACAGTGAACGAAATAAACGGCGTGTTCTCCCCTATCGCACGTGAAATCGATGTTCACATTAAGGCCGCACAGGCCAACGGCGACAAGCAACATGAACGCTATCTTTCTGGCCGCCTGCGCCGCCTGATTGCCATTAAAGATGGTCGTCTCAAAGAACTGAATAAAGCCGAGGAGAAAGCATAATGACTTCCACAACTGCAATTGCTATTGCTGCTGATATGTCTAAACTCCAGGCGCTTCTGGAAAATGAAGACGGTTCTGGTCTGTCAGCTGAAATGATCGCCGATACAATGGAGGGGCTCGAGCTGCAGCTCGGCGACAAACTCGACGCGGTATTCGTCCATGTTCGCAACCTTGAGGGGCTGGCGAAAACCTGCGACGAAGAAGCCAAACGCCTAGCCGCCCGTAAAAAATCATTCGAAGGTAAGATCACCAACCTGAAGAATTATGTTCTTCAGTGCCTGCTGGCCGCGGGGCAGGATACCGTTAAAACTGCAAAGAACACCTTCACCGCCCGTAAAGGTGCAATCAATGTGGTGATCGATAACGTTGATTTACTCCCGGATGATTTGGTAACCGTTGAGACCGTGGTTACGCCAGATAAAAAGGCAATCAAAGAGGCTATCGAATCCTCGCAGGCGGTGGCTGCACAGATTTCTGCTGATGGCGGAGAGATACCGGAAGAACTGTTAAACCCAGTGCCGGGAGCTCACCTTGAGATTGGCGAACGGTCACTGCAGGTGCGCTGATATGCTGAGACTATCTCTGAAAAAAGGTGATGCGGTTCATATCGTGTTACCAGATGGGACTAACGCAATTATCGAAGCGCTGGCCCGGTGTGAACTCGGCATGCACTTCCCCCGTAATATCAAGATAACGCGTGAGGATGGTGCATTCCAACCGAAACAAAACCTGATTAAGCCTAATCAGAAATAACCCGCAGCTGTCGTTAGCATTGTGGTCCACCCTATCAACGGAGACCACAATGCTGCGATGGAAACCAGGCACCATTCTACTTTCAGATTTCGATATCAAAATTGGCCGGCTGTCGGCAAGCGTACGTAAGCGGACCCTGACCCAGTCCGATGTTGTGCGCGCATGCGATGAAGCAGATAACGCGATAGCCAGGATGATGAGGAAAGACTATGACCAGAGAAAACGATCTCCTTACCGACGATGAGCTGGTAGAGCTGACCGGCTACCGCTTTCCATCAAAGCAGTGTTCAGCTTTGGCGAAATCCGGAATTTCATTTGTTAAACGCCGCGACGGCCGGCCTCGTGTGACATGGACACACGTAAATGCAGCACTATTCGGCGACCGCAAAATAGTTGCTGACGAAGAAGAAAAACCAAACTTTGATGCTATTTAAATTATGGGAAGAAAAAGAAAAAACCAGGAGGATAACAAACTACCTCCCCGCGTTTATTCAAATAAGTACAGTTACTATTACAAACCAACCTCAAAAGAATGTATCACAATTGGCCCCGTATCAATGCCCTTGTCTCAGTTATGGGCAAGATATGAGGCATTAATTAACGAACAGGCCAACGTAATGACATTCAGTAAATTATGGGGGTTATTTCTTAAGAGCGCATATTATCTTGAATTGAAGCCAAGGACGCAGAAAGATTACCTGCAACATCAGAAAAAGCTACTTGCTGTATTTGGGAAGATTACGGCAGATAAAATTAAAACTGAAGATATCAGGATGTTTATGGATAGGCGAGGCTTGCAAAGTAAAACACAGGCAAATCATGAAATGAGTAGCATGTCTCGTGTTTTCAGATGGGGCTTTGAACGGGGTATGGTTAAAGGGAATCCTTGCCAGGGCGTCAGTAAATTTAAAGCTGTCGCCCGCGGGAGGTACATTACCGACGCGGAATATGAGGCAATCTATAAGGAGGCGGATGATGTCGTTCGTACAGCAATGGAAATTGCCTATCTTTGTGCTGCCCGCCTGGCTGATGTACTCGGCATGCAGTGGCGACAGGTAACGCCGGAAGGAATCTTCATTCAGCAGGGTAAAAACAATGTTAGCCAGATCAAGCAGTGGACAGACCGGCTTAAACAGGCTTTCGAACTCGCAAAAACATTCTCTAATTCCGGCAATCCAGGAGCATTCGTCCTGATGGGTTCACATGGTAGCGGGTTCAGTAAAAGAGGATTCAGTCACCGATGGGAGGAGGCAAGGCATAAGGCTTCTGTAAAACTGGGGTACGTTCTCGACTGTACGTTCCACGATCTGAAGGCGAAAGGTATCTCTGATTACGAAGGAAGCAGCCGGGATAAACAACTGTTCAGCGGACATAAAACAGAAAGCCAGGTACTGATTTATGATCGTAAAACGAAGGTGTCACCCACTCTCGACAAGCCGCCAATCGAGACTAAAAATTCTAAGTGA